CATTATAGTGATATAGTATCCTATAAACTAAAGGAGAAAGAATTATGAATACAAAAGAAGCATGGACCCTGGTTGGAGGGTTAAGTAAACCGTCGAAGATGCCGGGCTGGTCAATAGGTATACCCGCCAAAGAATGCAAGACTGGCTCGAAGCTCAGACTCATACCTAACTCAGTTTGTTCAGAGTGTTACGCTCTAAAAAATTGTTACATGTTTAAAGTTGTACAAGAAGCGCAATACAAACGCCTGAAGGCAATAGATCACCCGCAATGGGTTGAAGCAATGGCGCTGTTAATTAATTCTAAAAAGCCGGACGTGTTCAGATGGCACGATTCAGGCGACGTGCAGGACTTCACACACTTAATGAAAATTTTCCAGGTGTGCAAGGCCACACCAGCTAAGCGTCACTGGATGCCCACACGTGAAGCATGGATCAAGGACCATATGCACTTAGCGCCAGCAAATTTAGTTGTAAGATTTTCATCACCGATGATTGACCAGGGACCAGTCAAGAGCTGGGCCAATACTTCAACAGTCTCGACTAAGAGTCGAAGCTGTCCAGCCCCTGATAACAACAATGAGTGCGGTAGCTGCAGGGCATGTTGGGATCCGCTGGTAAAGAACATAGAATATGGTAAACACTAAAATGTTTGAATTTAAACACCCAAAATATTATACAGAATTACGCAAGCGTAATAAATCGGATCAGGCCATTAGCTTAAGAGCTCACGACGGTGAGCGCGAGCGTGCGTCTGATCCGGGCCTCAAGCCCCAAGCTTCAAGCGCCAAGCTACAAGCCTCAAGCTCCAAGCTACAAGTTTTCAAAAAATAAGCGACAAGCCTCAAGCCCCAAGCTGCAAGCTTCAAGCTCCAAGCCTCTAGCTTCTAGTTCAAGAATCATGGACCCTGGAAAAAGTTTCACGGTGCTCGGACCAAGGGCCTCTACCATGATAAAGGTGTTCTTCGGATGCTTAACATGAAAGGCAATTTGGTGCGGACTGAAGCGTACCTTGTTACTCTTCGTGACTTTTAATTCGATAGTGAAAAAGTGGCCAGAATTATTACAAGCCAATAGATCGGGAGTGCCAAGTAGGCTATTGTTTTCAAGTCTAATAAGCGAAATATCTTTAAAATGTTTCTTAACTTTTTGGTATAATTTACGCTCTGGTCCCATACCTTTTTTAGAGTAACATTGTCATTCATTAATAGTCCTTCTGAAGTTTATCTGGCAAGATAAGACTTGAAGGTTTTTGAGTTTTTAGTACCAGTCTATGTGTGTGATGTCCTGGTTGACCAATAATTGGAGTTGCATTTTCGTGCACTTCCATTCGTTTAATCTCGTGTAGCTTTCCATCTTTCTCTACGAAGATAACTGCATTCTTTACAGCGTCGGAACCTTTTGTAAAGTTACTTAGAAATAACTGCAAGTCTTGTACTCTCATGAATCTTTTTTTCTTAACTTGACAGATAAATCCTCTATCACTTTTTGATAACCTTGCAAGAGATTTTTGTTTTTTTCATTTTCTGAAGACGCTTGTCGTAATTCCCACAATTGTTTTTTATACAAATCTATTAAAGCGTCATAACCTTGTATGGTAGATTCTAAAGTTTCTATTCTTTTAGTTAAATCTAATTCTCCCCTATAATCTTTGTGTACTTTCATCCTTGACAATATAGGTGAGTTACCTTAAAAAGTCAAGTATGGGAGTACCAAAAAGATTAACAGAAATGCAACAACGTTTCGCTGAGTTTGTAGTATTCGGTGGACCAGAGGGACCAATGACTCAAACAGAAGCAGCTACCGCTGCTGGGTACAGTCCTAAACGTGCAAGACAAGAAGGATCAGAATTAATGAATCCAAGATTATCACCACTTGTTGTAAAATATATTGGTCAACTAAAAGAAGAAAGACTTAGAAAACATGAAGTGACTTATGAAGGTCATGTTGCAGAACTTGCAAGACTTAGAGAGGCCGCTTTAAAAAAAGGATCATTCTCTTCAGCAGTGAATGCGGAAGCAAACAGAGGAAAAGCAGCAGGACTATACATAGATAGAAAGATAATAAAAACAGGAAAATTAGAGGACCTATCAGAACAAGAGCTAGAAGCAAAAATGAAACAGATAATAGACGACTACGGACAGTTAATAAATGTAACTCCATCTACAACTTCTGAATCTTTTTTACCCACTGACGAGGAATCATCGTCCGATCCCCAAAACTAATTCCATCTTCATCTTTATCGTAAGAAGCAAAAAGTTTAATTGAATCTTTATCTTTAGAATATAACCAACCTTCATTAATTGGTTTAGCAAGACTCATTTTATTAAATTCTTTTTCATTAGCCCAGCCAGAGTCACTCACGCAGTCGACCCACTCCACTCTAACCTTTTGAAAAGGTATATCCGGAGTTGTTTCAGTGATGATAGCTTTTCTTCTTTTCTTAGGCATACATCTTTTTAAACCTTCGACACCTATATGACAATTTATTTTTTTTACTGCGCTTTTGGAAAAAAAACAGATTTGCTTTCGAACTTTGTAAAAATGACCTATAACTGTTGGTACATATGAATAGTAGCTTCGACACCTGGGTGTCGAAAGGGTGTCGAAGTGCTTTCGAAGGTGTCGACAAATTTACCATTTTTGTATACATTTGACGCAGTTTTTTTAGAATCATTCTAAACTAGACCTCTTTTTTGACATTTGTCGATACCAGTTCGATACCTGTTCGACACCAGTTCGATACTTCATTATCCTATAAAATGACCTTGTCATCTGCCTCTTTTTTGCCATACTTTCGCTCGTATTCTGCCTCAATCTGTAACATTAGGTCCGTGATCCCTGTTTCGTCGAGCTTGACTACATGCTCCATGGCCCGTGCAACAAGGTCCCGTCTGTATTTTATAGCCTTATTCCTGGTCTGTACTTCGTGGATTCCCCACCTCGTTTGATCTGTCATTAAAATCCTCTTCTTTCATCGGTGTTGTTTTTTCTTTCTCATCAAAAATTAGGTCATGATACATGTCTAATCTTTTCAAAAACTCATGTTTATAGCGTCTAAGTTCTGCCCCACTTACGACAAATTCTTGATAATATAGGTCAGGCGTGCATACCATGATAACTCCTTGTTCAATCTTGCTGCCGTAGACATAGTCGTGTGCCATGGCGTACGCTGCAATTTGCAAATAATAATCTTCGATCCATTCTTTCTTTTTCGGACGGTTAGCTTGCTTGAAGTCAACAACAGTTTCCATACCATTATGATTACAGATAAGGTCTGTCTGGCCTGCGTATAGGCCCGGATAATGTAACGTAACTTCGGAACCATAATACTCTTCCACTGGCGCAAAACCAACCTCAATAATTTTTTTGGCCATGGGACTCGCCTGGCGTCCGAGTTCTGTAAGATCATCGTAACCAACGCCCGTGACATAAGATTCGAGGAATTTATGCATACTGGTGCCCCGTGCACTAGATACATTCTTGATTCTGTCTGCTTCTGCTTCACCTACTTTGGCCTTCCATTTGGTTAAAAATTCAGTATTTTTGGTAGCCCCTAGTATAGTAGTTACAGACGGAAGTCTATAAGAACTTATCTCATAAACTCGTTTTCCTGTATCAGGATCTGTTATCTGTTTACCGTCGATGTAGTTGTATTTATTACTCTTCTTCATCTTCCCTCATCTTCTTTTCTTTTTCGTAACCTTCTCTAAGTAATTCAGAAGTAGTCTTTTCTTTTTCTTTAGAATACTTCGGATAAAAAGATACAATATTATTTAAAGGTGCTTGATCGTGAAAGTTACCACTAACAGATACCCTTGTGCAATCAGATTTATAAGGTGCTACCCAATGTTTTAACCAAGCAGGAAAGATAAACATATCTCCCTCTTCTGGCATAAAAGACATATAGGTTATGGCATCTCTAGGTCCATTACCATATAAGAATTGTATACCTCCAGGTCCACAACTTTTACCTATATATTTGTCATGTTCTTTTTTAAGTTCTTCTGGAATTTTTAAATATATTACAAACGAAAGTTTACCATCGTGATCGTGTGGTGGATTAAAGTCATTTGGTTTTTGGTAATTTACCCACAACGCAGACAAAACATATTCTGGTGGTTTCTCATAAGCTTTCATTGTGTATTTTTGAAAAGCTTGATCATAGACTCCAATGTACTGAGATAATGCAGGTAGAATTTTATTTTTTGACTCTACACCATAACCTGTTTCGTGGTCCAAGATCCCTGCTAATTTACTTCTGTAATCTTCGGTATTGAGTTTTGCTTCATCTTCTAATAATTTTTTAAACTCTGGTTCTATTTTTAATTTTACAACACAAGGTCCCCAATTAAATATAGATATTGGTATTTCTTTTCCTTTAATCATCGTTTTCTCCTTCTATTTTACAAACTATGTTATTCATAGCTTCTCTTAATATATCTGGACATCTAGTCTTTGCTTGTTCAACTGACATTATTTCTTCATTATGTGATTCAATACCATGTCGCATTGCTCTCCATCCATCGTTTTCTGTGTGCCTGTATAACATATCATCTTTAACAAAGTACCAGGATTCTGTTTGTGAACTCATATTTCTATACTCATTTGTTTTTTGTATTCATCTAACGATATTACTTTACCATTTTTTATTTCACCTGAATAGTGCTCTATTACTTGTTGAATCTTAGGCAGTTTAGTATGAGCCCAAGGCCAGATAAGACAACACACATAGTAGGCATCTCTAAACGTACATCGCCATCTCCATTGTTTAAGATAAGGTGTACCATCTACACGTTTACCCTTAACCTTTTTAGGAGTCAGTGTACCAACATCTAACGTTTCATGCACCCACATCAAAACAGATTGATCTGTCATGGTGATCTCCATAGATAAACGTAAACTATTGGAGTATCTGTATCCAGGTTTACCTTTGTGTTTCTTTTTCTTCTCTAATCCACGTCTTATATGTATGGATCCTTCTCCATCAAACAGCCCTGCAATATATGCTTTGTCTGTATCAGGTATCATATTTCCTCACATGCATTAGCACAGCCATCACAATAACTGAAACGACTATGCCTATAAAAAATAAACCTATCATACTTTGAAAGATTGTATTGTTTTAATTTTTTCTTCTGCTTCAGAAATTTTTAACAAAAGCTTATCTATCTCTTCAAGATGTTGTGGATGTTCTCCAATCCCAACAGATTTATCCAAATAAATATTTATAGTTGCATCAGCAGATGCAATGTCAGCTTCATATTTTTTTTCTAATGCACGAATTAATCCTATTCTCATGTTTTCTCCTAATGTACTGTAAAATAAAGTTCTTCGTCACCTTCGTAATCGTAAAGTTCTCCTTCAGAATCACAATCCCAACATTGTTGAATCATGTCTTCCCTTTCTATAATGCAGGAAACCTTTACGTATCCATTACCTTTACAGGTAGGACAAATATACGTTTTCTTAACTTTTTTTGAACTTGCCATTTAACTTTTTTGCTTTTTCGTTTGCTATTGCTTCTATTGTCTTTGCTACGCTTAGTTTCGCATCAGGTAAAATTATCTTTGATAACTTATCTAAAGTAGCATATGTTTCCTTTGTTAAAGAAACGTTCTTGTATTTAGTCATGTCTGTCATGTTTACTTCCTTTCATGTTAAGACTAGTATATAAGTGAGATTATAGGATTGTCAATGACAAAATTTATTTTATTAATGTTAGCCTGCAGCGGAATACCAGGAAATGAGTGTAAACCCCTACCTACAACCCTGTATGAGTTTGATACTTACCACGAATGTATTATTTATGGTTACGATTATTCTAGCGAATTATTAAAAACTTTTGATCCTGCAAAAGTAGATGAATTTAAGATTTTTACTGCTTTTGATTGTAAAGAAAACCAGTCAATTTGACAATGTGTTTGAATTATGTTAGTGAATTTAAATCTTCTCACCATTACCTACCCTTATATTTCCCTCTTCAAGGGTAGGTGTTTTATCTGCACATGCAGCCAATCATAGATCCGCTGCCATCGTTCATGATATGTAAGTTAAGAGTGTCTACGTAACCAGTTAATTTTAATCTAAGTATATCACACAGATCAAAGCAATCTACTTTTCCCAATAATGATATACCCTCCATCATCTCCTTTGTGACAGGAACTAACTGATACAATCCGTCGTTTAGAATTATTAACTCCATTCGCCCACTCCTTTACTTTTTCGAGCCACAACTTTTTAAGCTGTGGGTCTTTTGTTCGGTTGTACTCTTTTGCCAGGTTGTCTAGATGGTCTTGTGTAATCATTAGTTCTTGTTCCCCATGCTATTATATTTTTTAAACCCGTTGCTTTTAGATTTATATCTACACCATAAGATTTCCATGCTTTTTTAATTAAATTTAGTTCTAATAAAAGACTCGACCATTGTCCCTGACTAGCACCATTTATTTTTATAGTTATATTTTTTTCTTTCATACTTAGAGTCTAGGATAATTTAGGATAGTTGTCAACCCTGGCCTTTGTATCTTGTCATTTTTTTTTGACGTTTCTCGTTTTTATTTAATGATTTTTTATGTTGCCGTGGTCCACGTTTCTTGGGTTTATCACGAGGTGTAAAGAATTTAAAACTTTGTCTAGCCATTATTACCTATATGTACGTTAAATGAAACTGAAATTCTAGGATTATCATCATAATGTGGTTCGACCATATGACTCAAATGTGACGGAAATAAGACAAATAAATTATTTGAAGGTTGTATTTGATATACTTCGTTAAAATCTGTCCCCTTAAAATATTTTTCATTAGTTGTAAAACAAGCAGCAGTATCTTTAAAAAATAAAAGTTTACCATTTTTTTGTGATGCATTGACATAATATACACCAGAAAAATTAGCTCCTGGATGGACGTGTGGTGCATTATAACATTTGTCGTAATTTTTATTAATCCACAAACCTGCTATACCTACTCTTATATCTTTTTTTGCATTTTCAGAATACTTAGATAAACACTCTGCAACTTTATCATTTATACATTGTGATATAAATTCGTTATTAACAAAATCAGTTTGAAAACCGTTACCTTTATTAGATTTAGTAACTCCTTCTCCTTTTGTTTCTTTTTCTTCTAAAATATTTATAACTGTATTAGTTAACTCTTTATTAATTATATCTGAAATAATTAATGAGTCACTAAAGATTGTAACTTTATTCATCTCTCCATTCTTTTACAAATGGCTCTCCTTCTTTAGGTTTTGCAATGTGTGGTAAGTAACTTATTTTACCATTTACATGTTGCTCTAGATCAGAACCACAACTCATACATCTATATATTTCTTTTGTAAGTCCAACTAACATAGTAAATTCACTACATGTTGGACATTTACCATTTACAATTTCTGCTGTAATTTTCATTACTCTAATATTAGCTTTTTTATCGACAAAGATCCATCTATATTTTTTTCTAATTCTGCTTTTGATTTAATACATTGATATTTTATGTGTGACTTAGATTCACGCTTTGCAAT